TTCAATAGCATTAGGATTGTTATAATATTGGGCATAAAACTGAGTAATGTCCAAGTACTTAGCTTTTTTTCTAGCCAATTCCCTATCATCAAAACCAAAACTCTTACCATCTTTCCTACGTTGTTTAGGCCAAAGAAACTCCCCGTTTGTCTCCACTTCACGCTCAAACACTTCATAAACAGAAAAGTCTTCATCCTCTTCTGTTTCTTCGTTAAAGATTGTTTCTTTCATTTCCATCAGGTCTTTGTACAAATCAGCCGGATGGTAGCGTGTTCCAACAACCCACTCTTTAGCACCTGTAGTTTGAATAGACGACAGTTGTGAATAAGTAGCCCTAACTTGATCCCTACCAATCTCTGAGTAGGCATTGCTAGGCACCACAACGTCATCCAGCACAGCTACGTTACAATGCAACCCTGTCATGTTAGCTGTCAAACCACACGCTTTAATAGTAGCGTCCCTTACCCCTTCAGCTTTACGTTTAGGATGGTCTACACAAATCTCATCTACAGCCCAACGCTCACGTTTGTTTTCGTTTTCATTAATCATATCCGGCCAATAAAAACGATAGATGTCACTTGTAATAATATCTTTAATAGCCTTAAGTTGTTTCTCAGCTAAGTCTGCTGTAGCACTAACATACAAAATAGTAGTTTCAGGATATTTAGTAATCCACCATGCTGTACGATAGGCAATCATTGCACTCTTTTGGTGGTCACGCGGAAGCAAAACAAGTTGATTGTCTTTTGCATCAGCACAACACCACCAATTGCACAACTCTTCGTGTATACTGCCAAGTACACGATGTGGCGCAACAAGTTTAATAAACGTAATTAAATCTTGTTCCGCAAGTGTGCGAATATGCTCTTTATCAGTTTTACTTATTTTCACTTCATCTTTCCAGAACTAGTACGCTTATAACTACGATTGCTACGTGCAGACGTTACACGCAAATTAGTCCTACTACTGCTACCACCTTTTGAAAGAGGGCGCATATGGTCAACATCTTTGCCATCACCTTTCCTCACCCTACCTTCACGCTCCATCATTCTACGTGCCTTGTTTCGTTTAGCACGTTTTTTCTTCACCGCAGGTTTACCGTCATACTCACGATATTCTTCTTTGTAGTTACGTTTGTAGTTAGGAGAAGAAGGCATCACTTACCTCCCTTCACTACACTAATACCAAGACGTTCCATATCTTCATGTAGGCGTTCTGACACACCAACTTTAACACTGTCTTCATCTTCTTTGCCACGTTTAGTGCGTTTGTCACGCATAGCAAAACCTCCTTCAGCAATCCACTTAGCAGCAGCCGTACCTTGATTAGATGCAGAGTGCCTAATCATTTTTCTAACTGCATCACTACGCATCTTAACTTCCAACTCCAAAGCCCACTTGTCAATAATTGGGGCTATTTTGGTGTGGTTGCGAATGAGTAGCCAGTGGTCGTAGTCTCCAATAAGGCGCATCGCTGCTTCGTACTCTGTGGGGTCTTCGGCTTCCAAATAAATCGGCTTCCAATCTTTGTAAAGTGACCAAAGTGGAGTGAATCCGGTCCTTGAGAACTCGGAAAACAAAGATAGCACAACTCTACGTCCATACGCATCAATCACCTTATCCCTAATAGATTCATAATCAAAATGCTTCATTGTTTCTTTTTCTTCTTTTTCTTTTTAGCTTTTTGTTCTAAAGCATAGTAAATGTTTTTACCTTTTTCAGCACCATATTCTTTTTTAAGTGCTGCCATTTTTTTACGATTGACAGGCATACTATCTCCTTCTCTTTACAGGTTTAACTCGTCTAGCACTTCCACTAGGTTGTCCTAACTTCTTTTTCTGTGATATACGACTTCTTTTTTCTTCTGGTGTTAATTCTGATGCAGTTTTAGGTGTTTTGCTAGACACACGTTTACTTGGTCGGCAATACGGTACTCCGCGTTTCTCACCTTCTTTTCTACCGCATGGTTTACCTGTACGTACATCTACCCATTTCTCTTGAAACCACCGCTTAAGTTTGGCACCTTCAGCCGTTTTTCTTATTGCCATTTTTAGTACCCCAATTTTTAGCACCCACTTTACGGCATTTAGCCAACGCTCCTGATGCATATGCAGAAGGCCACACTTTGTAACGCGCTTTTACTTTGTGGTAACACGCATCTTTTTTAGCAGTTGTTTTTTTCATTACCACTTAACCTTATCAGCCCAATATGCTGCACTCATCTTACCTTTAGCAATGTTCTTTGCATGTCTAGCTTTAAAAGATTTACGACGAGCAGCATACTCCTTGCTTTCACCTTGCTTTTTAGGACTACCCTTAACTCCTTTTTGACCAAACCTAATAATCTTTTCTTTGCCATTGGCACACGCTTTAACTACGTGTGATTTAGTTGGGTGTCCGGGTGTGCTGCGTGGTTTGTTACACGCCATCTTAGATTTGTCAAGCCGTTGTGCCATATGCCATCTCCATTGCTGTTTTCATTGCTTCATTTGTTCTACGTGTCCAACCTTTTCCAAACGTGTCAAACGTAGTAAGTCCTTTATAAAATACCAATCGTGCATCACTAAACATTTTAACAACATCTACAGCATCAAGTTGAGACACAACACTTAATGTTTTAGGACCAATAACACCATCTGGTTTTGTACCCACCACTGCCTGTAGTGTTTTAGAACTTCTTGAAACACCTGAGTTGACAGCAAAATCAAACACTACATAATCAACACCAAAAGGTAGTCGGTCGCCTTGTATTGCATTCCAATACTGTGCTTTGTACAACGGTGCTACATCTTCAACAGTGAGAGCACGCATTTCATCTTCTGTCACTGGACTCTTAACCCATTGCTCCCAAGTAGTTTGTGTAACTCCCCTATTTGTCCTACCACCCGGATCACGAGGATGGTTGACATATCCACCTTCATGTTCTAGTACGTGCTTAAGTGAACGTTCAAAGTTTTGTATCATTTGTTCTTAAGAACATCCACAATGTTAGGAGTGATTTTTTCTACAGACCTACCAATTATATATCCACCAAGACCCAATTTAACAATTTCCCATAGCATAAGATATTCTTCAGGTGCAAGGTTTGGAGCAGACCAACCAAACCAACGTGCTACAATTAGTGCGACAAACACAATCATTGTCAACGGACGCCAATTAGAAGCAAGCCAGTGCGTAGATGCTGCTTCTGTTTTAATAATTGACGCTGCTGCACTTTCAATTTGTTGCCGATGTTCCAGCAATTGTTGTAGCACTTCTTGTTCAGCTTTTGCTTTTGCTTCTGGATCAGGAAACAAATTACCTACAATCTTACTAACTATAGGCACTAAAGCAGGAACAATTAGTTGCAACATTACCTAACTCCTAGTTTAGTAATAATCCCTGCCCACAATGCAGCCGCTACTGCTACACACACTGCTGCTACTACAGCCATTGTTCCGTAGTCACTATACTTACGCAATCGTTTACCAAAACGTAAATCCTCTCTAAACTCTTCTACTTCTTTAGGATCGTCTACGTCTACACCAAGAATAGCAAACACACGTTTAACAGCCATATCTGCAATTTCTACTACGTCTTTAGTGTCTTGTGCAACTCTATCTACTTTGGCTTCGACTGCTAAAAGTCGCTCATAAATTTTATCGTGACTCACTTCACTCATAACTACTCCGGATAATTCCAGTATTCGTGAAGCATGTCAGTAATAGTACCGGTGTAGCCCAAACTAGTAAGATATTTAAACCACTTGTCTGTAATAGCTCCTGTAGTATATCCTTTTGCAATTAGGAATTGATTTTCAGCATCTGTAAGACAGTTGCTAGTAGCACTATTAGCTTTATAATATTGTAGCAACATATCTGGTATTGCACCTGTATATCCACGTAAACGCAAACTATCATAAATAGAATAATTACCAAAAAAACTATCGTAGTAGTCAATGTAAGCAATGTGTCCATTTATGTAGTCAGTACCATCACTACCAATACGCATTTGCGTTACAGTGGGAATTGTTGCTGTAGTGTCGTAAATAGCAACGTTTGGATTAATACGAGCAACGCAATTGTTGGTATCCCACCAACCCATCAAACTGTAGTTTGTATTAGCCGCAATAGTACCTGCATCAATTTGAACTTGAGGCGAACCACCATCGACAATATAAAGTTCCGGATTTGTTGTATTGCCACGCAAAGCAATAATTTCATTGGCTGTACCATCGTCAAATTGCACCCACGGGCGCGTGCCGCTGACCGTGCCGGGCCGTGCGCGAACCAAAACACCGCCTTTGCTGGCTTGCCACCAGTCGCTGAAGTTGGTGCCGGTGATGGTGGCTACGTCGGCGTTGCGCGTCAGGGCCGCAGTGGTCGTGGGGATGTAGCTGGTGGCAAAGGCCACGGCTTCAAGTTGAGCGCCCCATGTGTACACCCCTTTGCTACCGTCACCTGTTATTGAAATATTGGCGTTGCCAAACATAAACAAGTAACCACGCAGCAACGTTTCTGTACCTGTCGTAAACGTCAACGAGCATCTGTACCAGCCATCTTTCATAGCGACAATACTCGCAGACGCATTACTGAATGAGCCAGCAGTAGATGCAGCCTCAGTAATAAGACCTGTAGCTAAATTAAAATATGCACTTGCTGAACCAGTGGCAGTGGAAGGTCTTGTAAATAAACGAACAGTCGTAACATCACTGCCATCAGCTTTTGCGTAAATGGAAAAAGTGTAAGTTATTGAGGATGCCGCTTTTGCAATTTGCTGATATAAAGCTCCTCCTGCACTTGCAACACCATTGTTAAGCGTTATTTTATCTGCGGTATTGTCATTAGCAGGAGAAGTTGTTGCAGCAACATTATCGCTAACACCAACGCTTATCCTAGTCCATGCCGCATTCTCAAGTTCTTGCGAACGTAAAAATAAATTTTCACTTGCCCCTTCAATCAAAAGGCCTTTGCAAACAGTTGTTACTGAGTTGTAGTCAAATCTAGGGGTGTCCGCAAGAACACCCGCTACATAGCCATTGCTATTTATTACAGTTGCTGTATTTGAAGCCCTTGCAAACGTAACACTCGCCGGTAATATGGCAGTGGTGAAATCTAGCGAGAATGTAGGATTAATCACAGCATGACCTCGCAGACTTATACGAAAAAGAGCACAAATTTGTAACTGCCTGAAGTCTCTGCAGTTCCGCTTGCTCTATATGTAAATGTGTTTGAAAACCATGTTGCTGGAGCAGACCCAACCAAAGTCAATGGGTGAACGCCTATGGGAATGTTTGCGTTAAATGTTGTTGAAACAATATTTGTAAACGTCGGCCCAGTTCTTCCAGCTCCAAACGTCGCAGTGCCACTAACTACAATTTCTGTCTGCACGACAAGTGACGCACCAACAAGCAGTCGAGCACGAAGCGAACTGTTTTCACCAACGATTGAAATCGGCACCAATTGCGCCGATGCTGCATCAAGCCATTCGGTTTCGATTTGCACATAGCACGATGGGTCGAGCCACCCAAGTTGAAATGTGTCAGGATGGTCGTACACCGATTTAGCTAGTGTGCTGTTTGGGTAGCTCTCGGTGATGAACACTGTATTGCCTTCATAAGCAGCGTCTGCGCCGATGAAGTCAACCAGAGATGTCACCCCGTTTGCGGAATATGCGTTCTCAATCCTGATTCCACGAGAACCGGATATGACGATTGGTTCTCGCGCCCCACCTCCACCGTCACCGTTGATGAATGGTTCAGTCAGCGAAACATTCTTTGCCAACTTCGCAGTGACGTAATTTCCCTCAAAATATGTCCCGTTGAATTGCCACGAATTGCTTACGTTCGCAGCGTCATACTTAATGCCTGCAACCGTGGAACCCTCAATCGAGCCTCCAGTCCACACAAGGCCACGAACGCCAGAGCTATTGTCGTCGGTGATTCCGATTCCGCACTTGCCCGCATAGCATCCCGTGAACGTACACGCATTTGCCTCGGTTCGCATGTCGTACCCAACCGTGCATGTCAACGCCTTCGTGTTCCAGAAATTGATGTTCCATGCCCAATCAACAAGGAACCCAACAGAAAACCCGGAGGTAATCACGTTGATGCACGAGCCGTAGGCTCTATTGTCTGGGGCTGAGGTACCGGCAAACGACACAGCAGTAACGCCAGTTGCAGAGTTGGCATTGCGAACAAAAAGATCAGACAAAATGCCGTACCCGGGCATTGCAACAACAGTCATGTTGTTGCCCCCGCGCCACGCCAGTACCGTGCCTTGCGTGGTAAACAGCGAGCCGCTCCCTAATATTTTGATCGCAACCTCGGAGGCTGATGTCGTAAGCGTAGATGTGACTTTGTACACACCTTGCGGTAAGAACACAGTGCCACCACCAGCAGTCTCAACAGCATCAATCGCCGCCTGAATCGCAGCCGTATCATCTGATACACCGTCGCCAACAGCGCCAAAATCTTTAACACTAACCACTTCTTTTAACTTGTCACCCAAGTCTCTAGCAACACTATTGGTTAGTCCACTAGTGTAGGACACTTGCCTATCTGTAATTTGTGTACGTGCCATTGTATATCCTCTTTAAATAGTTTTCTGTAACTTAATTACTCGAATGTTATTCACCACTACAGCAACATATAGAGCAATTAGCACAACCATAACCCACTCAGGTATGTCGTAATAAATGTTCCAAATTATAACAAGCAGTAGTGTTTTAGCAACAACTAATGTTTGCATGTGTCCAAACTTAGTAAACAAACGAGCAAGTAGTGGATTGAGTTCTACACCACCGTTCTTAAGAACACGATGGGTAGTAAAAACATCAGCTACTTGAAGTAGAGTGAATATATAAAATAGTTCATTGGTCATAATTTAGATTGGCTCAACAATCATTCCAAACTGCTGGATGTCATTATCCGCAGTCGCAGTCGCAGTGCATTTGATCGTGATCGCGGCAGTGTCCGTTTGGGTCAGATTTCCACGCTCAATGTCAGCAATGACGGTAGCCCCACCTTGAGTGAGGTGAGAGATATAGGCTTGTGCATTCGATCCAGTCCGAACGACCAGTGCTTCAATTTTCCAAAAGGCACTGACACTTGTGGTGAGTGCTGTGGTCAGAATCGTGGCAGAACCAAAATACAACTTTACCGTCTTTGCGTTGGCATTGTTCGCTGTTACACCCCAAGCTGTAATGCGAAGGGTTGTGTTTTGGGTATACAATGAGTTCGCTGGAAGGGAAAAACTCAACAGGTCATCTTCACCACCACCTACGTTTCCAACCGTAGTGTTTTGTATGCTCTTTGCGGCAGGTTGCCATGAGTTTCCAACGTAGTTGTACGAGTTATCGGTATTGAACCCATGAACTCCACCAACCTCGGTCACAGAAATCGCCGTATTTCCGATAACAGAAATCCGCGCGTCAGATGTTGGAGTGAAGAATGCAAAACCGTTATTGCCGTTGTTCATGATGTTGCCGACAACAGACAGCACCATTTCAGCGTTATTGGTTGCACCGCTATTCACGGCATAGTTGAAGTTCTTAAACGAGTTACCGGTAATCGTAAGCTGGTTCTTGCCTCCCAAAGCGATGCCGGTGTTTCCTTTTGTCCCATCGCTCTTTCCGACAAAGCTATTATCACAGATGCGAACGCCTTTTTTTGACGCCCTGACAAACACCCCTGTGCCGTTGTCAATGAATGTATTTCCAACAACACCAATGTCATGAACAAAAGCCTCGTCAGTATTGTTGTCAAAAGACCCTATGACCAGTCCGCGCGACGAAGCGTTGGCAATGACGTTGTGCGAGATGTCGTAATAGCGTCCGTAGCACACCACGCCGTTGCTCAAAGTTCCTCGGACGTTGTTGTGCGCTACGATTACTCTCTCGGAGTTGGTGGCATTAATCCAAACTGCACCACCAGCGCCAAATTCTCCCGGCGTCGAACTCTGGCTCTTGATTTCCAGCGCAGTGGTGCAAGTACCGTAGAGGATGTTTCCGGTGACGATGCAGTTACGGCCACCATCAAAAATGTCAATGTGATTCGCTACACTATCATAGACCTTGTTGCCGGTAATGACGGTCTTTCCGTCAGTCGTTCCAGTCGGGCCAGTGACACCAACTTTGATGCCATCGTTGGCAAATCCGCCGACAAGGTTGTCGGACATGGTGACGTTTGTTGAGTCAAAGGTGACGATGCCATAGTCGCAAAGCGTATTACCTGCCCCATTGGATGCAGTTAATTTGTTGCGCTTGATATTGGCGTAGGTGGCATTGGACAGTCGGATGCTGCCACCTGAAATGTCTAGGTTAGTAAATGAAGCAAAACCCGCACCTCTAATATCAAAGGTTCCAATTGATGACGCGACTCCGCGTGTAAATGTCGTTTCAATTGAAAAGCCATCTACCTCAAAGTACGAGATGGTGTTTACCGCAGGGTTGCTGAACAGGGCGGATGTCGAATTTGAGTGCTTGATCTTCGCGCCTTTTCCGCCAAAAACTCTCACCGCAGAAGTAATCGACAGCGAAGACGAAACAAGGTAGGTACCGTCCGGTATCAACACGGTTTTGCCGTAAGTCAAAGCCGCCTGAATAGCAACTGTATCATCTGTAACACCATCCCCCACTGCACCAAAGTCTTTAACACTGACAAATTCACGCAGCTTGGTTTGGACACTACTACCTACAGCACCTGCACCAGCAGGGGTGTATGTAACGTTGTTAGCAGCATCAAACACTGCATCAACATTACGCTCATTAACAACAAACAATACAACATCACCAGCTTCCAACGATTCATTAAATGTTACAGAAGTTGTAGAGGTTTCTGTGTACGAAGCAGGGATTTGTTTCAATCCATTGACATATACAGCTAGGTTTTGAAGACCGGGGGTGTAATCCACTTCTGTAAGAGTGAAGAGGGTTTGAGCAGCAGTGGCTGTTTGTTGCTCCACCACCGTACTTTCAAATTGAATAATTTCAGCAGCATCACGCAATTGACCCAATGTAGCTGGCTCAGAAAGAGCTACAGCATCAGGGAGGTTGAGAATGCGCTTGCTGTTCATGTCCAGATTGGCAGACATGGTGTTGGGAGAGGTGCCATCGCGTGACAGCGTATTCTCAATAGCTGTAACAATGGCAGCAAAGTTGGCGTTTAACGCCGCAACTGAAGCGTAACGACTTCCAATTGTACTTAGTGTAAGTTTGGGCATTTAGGGAAACCTTATTAAAGTTGTACAGGTTCTACGTCACCTAATAGGAAAAACACTTTCCTACTGATATATTAGTAAAAAAAGGGGTGTTTGTCCAATTAAGAATGTAAATATATTTTAATAACTAATCAAAAAGGGTAGGGTGGGTGGGTTTTATTTAATTATTATATATGTCCAAGTGTACAGAAAAAATTGTTAGGGATTTTTAAGGGGTGTATGCATTAATGAACTGCCACGCGTGCCCCCACATGCGTCATGCTACGCAACGCAATGCGAGCATAATGCATACATATGTAGCAATTTTCATACCTGACCAATTTGGTTGGGTATTTTTATAAGTAATAACTTCTATTACTTATACAATATTATAATGGGCATCATTACATATTAATATATATACATAGTATATATATAAATCAATAACCTACGGTTATTGCGAAGGCAGGGGGCGGCTGGCATGGTTGTTGCTTGTCGAGGCTGGCACGAAAATTGCTCACATGCATACATACGTACATACATACGTATACGCATACAAGGCAACATACATGCCAGTAAACTGGCATGGTTTTTGCTGGAGGTCGGGGCTGGCACGATTTTTGCTGTCGTGACACGCGCTATGACGCTCGCATGCATAATGCACGCATGTTTTTTTTTATTTTTTTTTTTACCCCCCACGATTAGTGGGGGGGAAGTTAAAAAAAAAAATAAAAAAAAAGAATGGCGAAGTCCGGCTGCCGACCGACTCGGCGACAATTTTTCCTGAAAGGAAATACGATGCACACCACGTTCAGCAAAGCTGTCGACACTTTCGTTGTTGCAAGCAACAAGCAAGGCAATGCCTTCGGCACTCTGGTAGACTTCTGCCACTGTGCAACAGTGGATAACGTCAGGGCAGGAATGGCTCCAGATGAAGTCTGCGACGTTCTTAAGAACAGCGTCAAGACGCAAGAGCAAGAGTATCGTGCTTTGCGTCCTAAGATGCAAGAGTTTCCTGCTGCATATCGCTCCGCTAAGAGCGTGATTATGTCTGCACTCAAGGCTGGAATCAGCCTTGTGGATGACAAGGGTAAGTATAAGGGTAAGACCGCACTTGAGCAAGAGATCAAGGCTGGCAAGGATGAGAAGAGCGAGTTGCAGAAGTTTCAATCTTCGATTGATACGGCGAGCAAGATTTTCGCCAAGATTGACAATCTTGGTGACGTCCGTCAAGCGAAGGCTCTCACGGCGGTGCTTGTGGATATGATCCTCAAGGCTGAGAGAGCAAGCGTGACTGTGGTTGAGCAAGCTGCATAGTGGTGGTGTGCTTGAACAGGGGAAGTAATTCCCCTGTTCCTTTTTGTTCCCAAGAACACACAATCGGAGATTCAAAATGAGATTTTCCATCGAAGAAAAATACGACCATGCATGTGATGAGAATGCAGACTTGCGTGATGCACTTGACAACATTATTACTTTGTGGACAATGGAAGCATCAATTGCAGACATTGAGAATAGTATTCATCGTGCTCGTGTAGTGCTAGAAAATTGTTCCCAAGAACATTCTGAGAATAAACCATGCTAAAAACAGACATCATCGCTCTTCCCCTGCTAATTGCGGGAGTTGTTCTTGCCGTTACATCTGAATACATCACGGCTCAGTTGCTTGGACTTGGCTGCATGTTCTATGCAGTTATGATAGT